AAAAGCTGAATTTCTCACGCTGCTGGAGCGTTACGCGCTGACAGTCGCGCGGCGTGAAAGCGCGGTGGATTACCAGGAGCTTCGCGCGACAGAGGCGTTGGCGGATGAGCAGCGCGCGGAGTTGCTGAAGTTTATCGGGGAGCGGTGGATACCGGTAAGCGAGCGGTTGCCGGAGGACTATGTATCCGTACTCGTATTTTCTGGCATGGAACCTTTTGTTGCCTGGCATGGGAGCGAGACTCCCAGATGGGTAACTGGACCGGGGAAATATGTTTTTTGCAACGAGAAATATAAGCATGTCACCCATTGGATGCCACTTCCAGAACCGCCGGAGGAGAAAGAATGCCAATAACCTGTGATGATTGCGGGGACGTTCTGTTCCAGATTTACGGCGCGGTTTACTTCTGCCCGACTTGCGGGATGGGGCAGGTGGTGGACAGCCAGCTTGATTTGCAAGCCGCACTTGACGCGGTGTACCAGGAAAGGGCAAACAACGGGGGAAAATCATAGTGCCAGCACCCATAGTCAATAGCAGACAGAAACGCGAGATTGTGCGCCTGAAGCAATCCGGGCGCACTTTCGCGGAGATCGCCAGCGAGTTATCGCTCGCGGTCGGGACAGTCAAGACGCATTACTACCTTGCGACGGGGCAGCCGTCCGCGCCGCAGCGCATACCTGAAAGCCGATATACCCGCTATGATGAGCCGCCGGTCGTGGAAGGCGACGCGCTTATCCTGCCTGATGTGGAAGTCCCGTTCCAGAACGCGGACTTCCTGAACCGCGTTTTGGACATCGCGGACGCGTGGGGCATCCGCACGCTGATTGCCGCCGGGGACTTGATGCACATGGATTCGATTTCCGGCTGGGAACCGAACTGGTCGGGTTCGGATGGGTCGAAGTTATCCGAGGCGGATGAAGCGCGGCTGATGGAAATCGCGCGAACGCTCCCGCGCAACAAGCAGGCGGAGATGCTTGACGTGCTGATGGGAATTGCCGGAGAGGACGGCAAGGACTTCTCCAGCGAAATGGCGCACAGCCGGGCGGCGTTATCCGCGCTGAACGGGCTGTTCGATTCGCTGGTGTGGATTATGGGCAACCACGAGGGGCGTTTGCTCCGCGCGATAAACTCGCCGGTGAACCCGTCCGAACTGCTGAACCTGATGCAGCTTGATAACGGCAAGTGGAAAATCGGACCGTACTATTGGGGCATCTTGCGTTCAGGCGGCGAGGTGTTCAGGATAACGCACCCGAAGGGGGCTGGCGCGGCTACGGCGCGCTCGCTGGCAATTCAGTATCACCAGCACGTCCTGATGGGGCACTCGCACCACATGGCATTTGAGTTCGACCCGTCGGGTGACTTCTACGCGGTGCACATGGGGCATTGCGTTGACGAGGCGCGGTTGTGCTACGCGTCCCAGCGTGACGCCAGGCGGGACGCGCACAAGCTCGGCGCGGTGATCGTCCGCGATGGGTATCCGTGGTTGTTGCATGAGGGCATTGATTGGGGGCGATTACGAAACCTAAAATAGACTTTGACGGATTGATAGAGGGCGCGAACGCGGAGAGCGTTGACGCGCTTGACGCGCTGATTGACGCGGTTGCGTACGCCAAGAGCTTGCCGGAGCGCGAGCAGAAAATCCTGATGCTGTTCTGCGAGGGGTACACGCTTGAACAGATTGGCGTGCAGGTTGGGTTATCGAAAGGCAGAATATCACAAATACTGTCAGCAATTAAACAAAAGGGTGAAAAAATGGCTATAGATAGTGATGATAACTATGCAGAGTAACCGCTGTATTTGCGGGAAGGTAATCACGAACGGTTTTGAACTGTGCGCGAACTGCACCGCTGAATATGGGCTCGACAGGACGGAGTGGCCGGAGTGGCTGCGCTTCCTGGTCGCGGATATGAAGCGCGAGCGTCGGCAGGACGCGCTGATTGAACAATCCGAAATCAGCTTCATCGACTTAGGTATCTTGGACAGCTAACCCCCGGAGGTAAAAGTGGAATTTGATGTGACAGTATTGGGTATCGTTATCGGCTTCATGGTGCTGGCGAACCGTCTGGTTGCCGCGCTGATTACGCCGATATTTGACAAGTACGCGTGGGACAAGTTCTGGCTGATGTTCGTGGCGTGGGCGTTGGCTGGCGTGTTCGTGTGGCTTTCAGGAGTAAACCTGTTCGCGGCTTACATGCCCAACGAACTGGTCGGGAAAATCCTGACGGCGGTAGTCGCTGGCGGCGGCGCGAACCTGCTCCACGACCTGACTGACCCCGGCGACGTCCTGATTATCGAGGACGTTCTTGAAGGCAAGGGATGACGCCGGAGATTATCACCGCATTAATCGCTGCCATTCTGGGCGGTGGGGGCTTGGGCGCGGTTATCGTGAACGCGCTTGCCAACCGCAAGAAGGTTGCAGCGGACTGCCTTGCCACTTTGTCGCAAGCCTACGAGACGCGCATCAACGCGTTGAACCATCGGGCGGATGAATTGGCGGAAAAGGTAGAGCATCTGGAAACGCAAGTATCTGGCTTGCGTTCTGCGCTTACTGACCGTGAGGCTACGATAGTGAATTTGCAGCAGGAAAACACGGATTTGCAAGCGCAGGTGGACAAGCTGCGCGATGCGGTGAAATGTCGCGATAAGCGCATTCGCGACCTTGAGAAGCAGGTGGCGGAGCTTACCGAGCGGCTGAACGCTTTGGGCGGCGGCGATGAGTGACGGGCTGGTTCTGCGGACTGACTTTATCGGCGGGCGCGAGTGCCTGTGGACGTGGCGTAGGATGCTGGAGATGACGAGGGCTGTTTGGCAACTAACCCAGTAATCCGCTTTGACGCGATTGTCGCGAAAGCGCAGACGCTTGCGGACGGGGGTATCCGCATAACGCTTGACTTGCCGGAATCCGCTATCCCACAGATGGCGATGCTGATTGAGGCGAAGCGCGAGGGCGTTCCGCTGGTGTTCGAGGCGAAAGTAAAAGCCGGATAATAAAATGACAAATTTGGATAAGGTTTTTGATGGGCTTGACGAGCGAGAGACCGCCTATGTTTTAGCGCGGTCTGATGCCGTTAGCAACTCGGAAGCCTTGAGGAAGTGCGGGTATTCGCAGGGTTGGTTGAGCAAGCGCGATATTGAGGATTTGAACATCCGCGCCGACCGCTTGCGCAAAGACAAGGCTATCCGAGCGAGCATGATACTCGCGGGTGCAATTGAGGACGCGGCAAAGGTAAAGGTTGCCGGCTTGAAAGTCAGGGATGACAGAATCAAGCAAGCGGTTGCAACGGAGATTATTGACAGAGGTTTGGGCAAAGTCCCGCAGAAATCAGAAGTTACAGGCGCGGAATCAGGCCCGCTTGAAATCATCGTAAAGTATGTCAAGCAGAATAGAACTGACGCTGCCTGAACCGCATGACGCGCAGCAGCGAATACTTGACGAGGCGAAACGATTTAACGTTGAGGTATGCGGACGGCGATTTGGCAAAACACAACTGGACATATTCGAGGCGTTCCCGATGGTATTAGCGGGGCAACCTGTTGGGGTGATGTTCCCGACATACAAGATGCTCTCGGAAGTCTGGCGGGAGTTTGTGAACACGTTCGCGCCTTTGAAAAAAGACAAAAGCGAACAGGAACACCGGCTTGAGCTTATCACAGGCGGCGTAATTGAGATGTGGTCGGCTGAAGCGGCTGATGCTGTTCGTGGGCGGAAATATAAGCGGCTGATATTCGATGAGTGCGCGATGGTTGGCAACCTGCTGGATATCTGGAACGCTGTTCTGCGCCCAACGCTTGTTGATTTACAGGGGGATGCTTACTTCAAGTCAACGCCAAAAGGCAGGAACGGTTTTTGGCAATTATTCAGCTTTGGGCAAGACGCGCTGAATCCAGAGTGGAAGTCGTGGCAGTTCCCGACGTCGGCTAACCCAACAATCCCGCCGAGCGAAATTGAGGCGATGCGCCGAACAATGCCGGAAATAATTTACAGGCAGGAAGTACTCGCGGAATTTGTAGACGACCAGGGCGGCGTCTTCCGGCGGGTGCAAGAGGCGGCGGTGCTGGACCCGCGCGAGCCTGAAGCGGGCAGGCAGTACATCGCCGGCGTGGATGTGGCTTCAAGCGTTGACTATACCGTCGTGAGCGTGCTGGACGTGGAAAGCAAAGAGATGGTTTACCTTGACCGCTTCAACCGCGTGGATTATCCGGTGTTGATTGACCGGCTCGAGAGCGTGTACCACCGCTATAACCTGACGGCGATGACGGTTGAGGCGAACTCAATCGGGCGTCCGGTGATTGACGAACTGGTGAAGCGCGGGCTGGCGATTGTGGCGTTCACGACCACCAGCGCGA